TTAAAATGAGCAAAGAAAAAGAAGTTAAAGAAGAGAATCCTTTTGAAGGATTCAATCTTTTAAAAGATGATGCATTAGCTGCACCAGAAAAGGAAGTTAAAGCTAAAAAGGAAACAACAGAAAGTAAAGAAGTTATTGAAGACAATGATGATACATCAAATGAGGATGTATTTGATTCTGCAAAGAAAGAAGTTGATGAAATAATTTCTAAGAAATCTAATAAGAAATCTGAACCTAAAGAAGAAGTTGGCGAGGAATATTCTGAAACTGAAGAAGAAGAAGAAGAAGAAGAATCTGAAGAAGGAAGTTTAAAGCCTTTTATTAGCCACATGGCAAATAAGGGCTTGCTTGATTGGGATGAGAATGATGAAGAGTTTGAAGACTCTGAAGAATATCTAGAAAAGATTCAGGCTAAAACAATTACAAATGGTATCTCTAAATGGAGATCTGGATATGATGAGGATACTCAGAAATATTTAGAGTTTGTTGAGAATGGTGGTAGACCATCTGATTTCCACAAATACTATTACAATGATTCAACATTCTCTGGATTAAGACTTGAAGGTGATGAAGAAGCTCAGAAGCATGTTATTAGAGAAGGTCTAATTGCAGCTGGTTGGGAAGATGAAGATGAGATTAATGATGAGATTTCTTTGTATGAAGATGCAGGGAAATTAGAAGCTAAAGCTGAATCACATCTCAAGAGACTTCAAAAATTAGAAGGAGAACAAAAAGACATCCTAGTTGCCTCTCAAAAAAGATATGCTGAAGAGCAGAAAGAAGTTAAGAGACAAGAATGGGATTCTTTTAAAAAAGGTTTATTTGAGAAAGAAGAAATATCTGGATTCAAATTTAATTCTAAAACTAAACAAGATCTTTGGGATTATATGACCAAGGTTGTTGATAAGAAAACAGGAGCCACTGCATATCAAAAGGATTCAATTGATAAAGGACCAGAAGCAAGATACATCTTTGCATACCTAATGAAAAACAATTGGGATGCTAGTAAACTTGAAAAGAACCTAAAGAATAAAGTTGTTAGTGAAGTTAAAAAGAAACTATCAAACTATTCAGATGGAAGAAGCAAGATTAAGTCTGGAACTACAAGAGAAGAAAAAGAGCAGACAAATAGCTTTGCTGGATTTAGAAAACTAGCTGTATAAATAAAAATTTAATTAAACAATCAAATATAAACAAAAATGCAAATAAGTGGATTACAAATAAGCCAAGGTAACTGGCATGCTGGTTTAACCCAAGCAACACACTTACGTACTTTCTTCTTAACTGAGCCTGAAATGGCTAGTCAAGTTGTAACACGTATTTATAACAAACAAAATGGTTTTAAAAATGCTTTGTCTTTGTTGACAGGTGGCGTTGGTAAAGCTAAAGAACTAAATGACATTATCTACCGTTGGGGTGTAATGGGAGATAGCCGTAAGGCAGTGCCTATCACTAAAGCTGTATTTAATGGAGCAACAACTTATCCTGGTATTGCATCTTCAACATTCCAAATTGGAGTTGGTGAAAAATGGTTTACAGAAGGTGACGTTTTAATTCCAGATGATGCACGTTATTCTTTCAGAGTAGTTTCTGCAGTTGAGTATGATGGAGTTGACTTCATTATGACATGTCAAATGGTTACAAACAATCAAGCTGATTACATTCCTGCAGCTTTATTAGCAGTTGGAAAAGAATTGTCTAAAGATTTCAACATTGTTGAAAATGACCATTCCCGTACATCAGGAGAAACACACTATGCAACTCCACTTATGTTGGAGAATTATATGACTACATTGCGTAAGTCTTATAGCATTACAGGTGCTGCTCATGACAAAGTTCTAAACATTAAATTAACTAATCCAGATGGTTCTGAACAAGCATCAACTTGGGTTAAGTATAATGAGTGGGAATTTTGGTGTCAGTGGATGGATGAAGTAGAAATCATGTTGATGTATGGTAAGTCTAATGTTAAGACTAATGGTACAACTGATATGAAAGGTGCTTCTGGAAACACTATCTATACTGGTGCTGGATTAGAACAACAAATTGCTGCTGGTAACAAACGTTACTACACAACTTTAACTGAAGACACTATCCGTAAGTTCATGAATGACTTGTCATACAATGGTACTGAAGATGGTCCTCGTGAGTATGTTGCTCTATGTGGCCGTGGATTCATGGATTTGTTTGACCAGGCAATGAAAGCTTCTGCTTCAAGATTCACATTAGTGGATAGTAAATTCATCTCTGGTTCAGGTCAAGACTTGCAATTAGGTGGTCAGTTCACTAAATACACAGGTTTGAATGGAGATTCATTTGTGTTACAAGAATACAAACCATACAACTCTACAATGAGAAATCGTTTGTTGCACCCTCACACTGGTTTACCAGCTGAGTCTTATAAAGCAACATTCTTGAATTTCAAGTCTTACTCTAAAGGTGAACCATCTATCCAAAAAGTATATACTAAAGGTCGTGAGACTGTAAGTACTTATGTTGAAGGCATGTATGGCCCTTATGGTCCTAAGAAAAACGGAACATCTGCTACAGCTGTTGATGGATATGAATTCCATATCATGACAGAACAAGGTGTATTGTTACGTGACCCTAGTAATGCTGCTCAATTTATTTTGGACGTAGATTCTATGTCTTAATAAAATACTAATGATAATGTGGAGAGGACTTAAAACATCCTCTCTACATTTATTATTAAATTAAAAGTTAATTAAGTTGCTAATTAGTGATTTAATCTGTATATTAAGAATACAACAAAAGATCAAAAGGAAACATTTAAAAAAAAGGAAAATTAAAATGGAACAAAAAACGTACATCATCAAACCACATGTTAAGGCTAAATTCTCAGGAGTTTCTTCCCTACCTAAAACAAGAACAGTTTATACTGGAGCTCAATTAGATCATGATGGATTATATAAAACAGGACTAACTCACAAAGAGGAAGTTGAATATGCAGAAGAACTAGGATTGCCTAAAGGACATTTTAGTAAAACTAATGCAGAATTTTGGGGACAATTAGAACTAAGACTAAACAATGACAAGCCTACTAAATTTCCAACATCATCAATTATGGATGTTGTTAAATTTAAAGCACTTTGTGAAAGAAGTAATGTTGCTAAGAGTTCTTTAGAAATTAAAGCAAACCCTAATGTTGAATTCTTTGTTGAAGATTTAGAATCACAAGCAAAAGAATTAGAACTACAAGCTGATGTTGAATTAACTGCAATGGAAAAATTCTCAGCAACAACTACAGCAGAAAAGAAAGGCTTGCTTAAAATATTAAATGGATTTGAAAGAGTTCCTATGCGTGGAATTGATAACTTGTCTGAGACAATTATTAAAGCTGAATTGTATAAGAAGCTTAAGAATGATCCAAAGAAGTTCATTGAAATTGCATCAGATAAAGATTTGTCAACCAGAGTTATGATTGAAGAATTACTTGAGCAAGGAAAGCTTACAAAGAAATCAAACTACTATGTTTATGAGGGAGAATCTCTTGGATCATCTATTGATGGTGTATTAGAATTCTTTAAAGATCCTAAAAAGCAATCAATTAAAATTGCTGCTAAACAAGATGTAAAGAAACCTACTAAAGAAGATTAATAGATGACTGCACCAGAAATGGTAGTTGCATTTAAGTTTAGGTTAGATAAAGCAGACAGTTTAAATTATCCAAACTTTGACAATACAGAAATTGACTTGTTATTAAATCAAGCTCAAGAGAGATTAGTCAAACAAAGATATGGGTCTAACAATATCAAGAGAGAATCTTTTGAAGAAACTCAAAAGAGAACTGAAGACTTAAAAGCAATTGTATCAAATGCTATACTTGCTCCATTACCTAATGCTATTGATAATATAGATGTTACAGCACAGTTTGTAAATCTACCTCAAGATCATTGGTTTATTTTACAAGAAAGAGCACTTATATCTTATCCAGATTGTAACAATGCTCAGGTTCAGGAAACAGTTAATGTATATGGAATTCAGCATAATGATATAAATAAGGTTATAGGTAATGCATTTCTTAAGGCAAGCAAGAATAGAATCTTAAGACTTATGGAAGATGGTAGAGTGGAATTAATTCATGATACAAATTCTTCAATAGTTAATTACAGATTAAGATATATCAGAAGACCTGTATCAATTAGTTCAATAGTTCCAATAGTTGATTGTGAATTATCAGATCATCTACATGATGAATTAGTTGATGGAGCAGTGTTATTAGCTTTAGAAGATATAGAAGCAAGAAGACAACAAACATACAATACAATAGATAAAACAAACGAATAATTAAAATTAATTCAAAATGAGTATTAAATATCCAATTAATCCATCTTTGGGTGCAAGTGTAAAAGCTTTTCCAAAGACACAATATGATAAGATAGTAGAAATTATTGATGCTATTAATGATCTTGCAACAACTGCAACATTAGGAGCTACAACAACTACAACTCTTTCAGTATCAGGTCAACTTACAACAGCAGCTGGTGTACTAGCTAAGCACACTGGTGTAGCAGTTAACACAACTGCACTAGCAACATTAACAACTGTTCAAGCAGGTGTAGTTGCAGGTTTGATGACATCAACTTCTGCAGCAGCAGTTGCAGTTACATTACCATCAGCAACAGTTCTTGCAACAGCATTAGGTGCAGCAGCAGGTTCTTGGTATGATTTTGCAATTGACAATTCAGCTGGGGCAAACACTGTTACATTAGCAGTAGATGCAGGAGCAACAATTGCAGTGGTTACACCAGCAATTACAGGTGGAGCAACTTTGACAGTTTCTACAGCAAACTCTGTTGGAACATTCAGATTGTATTTTACATCTGCAACAGCAGCAAAATTATTTAGATTAGCTTAAAATTAAACAAAACAAATACAACAAATACAATTAAAATTTAAAATTAAAAAATAATGAATACTATTAATGTAAATGAAATCTTTATTGGTAATGGATCAGCTTTAGATGCTAACAACACTAATATTGCAGCTTTAACTAAGCAAACTGCTATTGTTGGTGCTGACATGACAGCTCTTAACCCAGCTGGTGGAGACACAATCACAACACAGCCTGTTATTTACTTGGTTAACAAATTAGCTGATAGTACACTAAAACGTTCTTTCCCACTTAAAGGAACTTCTGTAACAAGCTACAAAGCTGAGCACTATGCTCCAGCAAGACGTTGTGTTGCAACAGTTGGTTACCAACGTGGATCAGTAGTTGATGGTGTTACAACTGCTGCTAGTGGATCTATTGAAGTAAACAATGACACTCTTTACAATTTGTCAATCCGTTTTAAGTGGGACAAACAATTTTTCTCTGAGCGTCCAGAAATGCTTAGAATTTCTTTCACATCTGCTGCAGCTGCAACACAATTAAGCATTGCAACACAAATTACAAGTTTAATTAACAATTCTGCTTATGGTTCTCAACCATCTGGAATCAAAGTTATTAAAGCTGTTACAATTGGTAATGGAACTGGTATCTATGGTTTAACTGGAGCTTCTGCTTATGGTGTTGAAATGTGGGGTCTTGATGTAAATCAATTCCAAAATACAACTTACGCTCCATTATATGTGTATTTTTCTGCACAAGTTGATGATGCAAGTGGATTTGGAACTACTACTTCTTCTCTTGTTCAAACAATGGATCCTGGTATTGGAACTTACAACCAAATCTATACAAGAGAAAATTACAACTACCAATTTGAAGGTGTTCTTAACAGAACTAAATGGCCTATCCCAACATTGGCATATTTATCTTCTTCAACATTTGTTACATCTGGTAACGTTTCTGCTGCTGCAACATCTCCAACTGGAAATGTTACAACTGTAGTTGATGAGGATGTTGTTACTGTTGCAACTGCAACAACTGGATTACGCCCAGGAGAAATTATTGACATCAATGGAATTCAATATGAAATTAAATACATATTGTCTGCAACTAAGTTTGTAATTACAACTCCTGCAACTGCATCTTATGGAGCAGCTGCTAACATTAAAGTTAAATACTTGTACAATGTGTTTACAATCACTGTAAGTGATGTAACAACTGGTGCTGGTGCTAACATGGGAATGTTTGCTAACAAAGGAATCATGATTGCAACTCCATCTATTGATGCTGCTGCAGCTGATCCTTTTGACAGAACATTAGATTCTGCAGATACTTCTGCTGAGTGTCTTGACTTGTTAGACATCCTTAATGCTTGGATGGCTACAACTCCTTTAGCTCCTGCAGCTCCAACATTAGTGCCTTAATATTAATTAAAATAACATGGAGTTTGGAAGGACTCCATGTATTATCTTGTTGCTCCTCTCTAGGTTTTAATTTCCTTCCTTTTTCTTTCCTAGAGAGGGTACGCAACTCTTTTAATTTATAATAGACAGACACATAATGGGATTAATATTAAATTTTGAAATCTGTCAATCAAGTGATTGTACAGAATTAACTTTTGTAGAAACTACAGGAGCTTATGCAGCAACTACAAATGAAACTGGATGGGGTGATCCTAATCCAGAAACAGCTGGAGCAACATCTGCAATACTTACAATTGAATTATCAAGTGGAAACACTTACTCTATAGACCTGTTTGCAACAGGCAACTTCCCAACAGATGACACCACATTTGAATACTTAATTACATCTAGTGTAATTGGTGGAGCATCTGGTTCTGCAATAGCAGACCAAATAATCAAGTTTACATATACAGTTATTGCTGATGGTAATGAATACCATCAAGTTATTAGTCAGGCATTTTATTGTCAGGCTCAATGCTGTGTTATGTCTATGTTTGCAAATCTAGATTTAGATTGTGATGGATGTAATGAAGACAAAATGAATAAAGCTCTTAAAGCTTATGCATTATTAAAAGGATTAATATATTCTGCAAATTGCGGAAACTCAACATATTTCAACAACATACTAACACAAGTAAACAAATTGTGTTTAAACACTAATTGTCAAAACTGTAAATAAATGTGCAATTGCTTAGGAGGGTGTAGCTGTACCTCAAATTCAACAGCTTTACCAATTGGTAATACAGGAGCAACTGGTAAAACTGGTGCTCAAGGATTATATGGTGGATTCTCAAGTGATTGGACTTTTTCAACAAGCACTGGTAGTGGTCCAGGATCAACTGAATTAAGAATTAATAGTGCAACATATTCATCAGCATCAATTATATATGTTTCAAATGTAAATGCAAGTGCAGTTGATTTAACTGCATTCTTAGATTCATTATATAATAATGGACAATATGGACTAATTAGACTATTTAAACAATCAGATTCATCGGCATTTTTTTATGCTAAATTAAATTCAGTTGTAAACAATGTTACAGAAATTGTTTTAGGTATTACATACATTGATTCATTTAGTACATTTGCAGCATCAGATTCAGTTGTATTAACATTTAGTCCATCAGGAGCTGGCGCCTCACTTGTATTGTATAATAATACTACTACAGTGTCTACAATTGGAGCTGGACTTGATGCATTAATGTCTTATAATATTCCAGCAAATACATTAAAAACAGATGATGATGTAATTGAAATTGATGCAATATTTGAATGTAGTGGAACTATTGACAAAAAGCAATTAGCATTTAGAATTGGAGGTATTAATTTTATTACAAAGATTGCATCTGGAACATTGCTTTTAGCTACAGGAGATAAACATGTTAAAGTTAAAATAAGACTTACAAGAACATCAAGTACAACTTTGTATGTAACAATTGAAATGTTTAAATCTAGTCAATTTTATATTATTGGAGGATTAAATGTTGGATATAGTTTTGATGAAACAATTTCTGGATTAAGTAATCTTTCAACTAATACATTGTCAATTGCATGTCTTGGTGAAAACTCATCATGGCCAAGTGCTGCATCTGAAACAATTGCACAAAACCAATTACTAATAAGATATTTTAATAAATAAGAAAATGGCTGTAAATAATACATACAATACATATACAATATTAGCTGCTGGTCTAACTACATCATTAGCTGTTGATGACACTGTTGATGTGTACAACTTTGTTGCTAGTGGTGGAGCAATTGTTCTTGCTGGAAATATTTCAGTTTCAGGCTCAGGAACTCCATCAATTCAAACAACATATAACATTAGATTTGGTGGTGGTTTTACATTAGGTGCAAATACATGTACATTCTTTGGAACAACATTAAGTGCTGATCAATGTTTATATGAACAATATATTACAGCAGTTTATAATGGCTCATCTTATGATGTTCACATTTCATCAACTGATGCATATGCAACTCCTGATATTGATGGAGCAGATTTAGTTAATGCATCTGTAACTGATGCTAAACTATTTGGTAATATTACAATAACTAAAATTGCACCATTAGCTGCAAGAGGATATATTATTAGAGGAGGTGTTAATGGTGTTCTACAAGGAGTTGATGCTGTAACAGCTGGACAAGTTGTAATGGGTAATGGAACAGATGTTGTTAGTTTACCTATATCTTCAGATGCATCATTGAGTGGGACTGGAGCATTAACAATTGCAAACAATGCAATTACAACAGTTAAAATACTTAATGCTAATGTAACAGTTGCAAAAGTTTCTGCAGATTTAAAAGCAGAAGTGTTAACTATACCAGCATCATTTGAAACTGGAGAACTAGGAGCTATTAAATTTAAAATGCCATATCCTGGTTCTATTGTAAATGTTTATGCTATTGCAACTAAAGCAATTGCTGCAACAGATGCTGGAACAGTTGTTTTAAAGAACAATGCAGGAACTACAATGACAGTAACAACTCCAATTAGTTTTGCAGCTTCTGATGCATTTGGTACAGCATACACAAGTGCAGTTACAGCTAGCAATACATTTGTTGCTGGAGATATATTAACTATATTAACTGCTAAAACAACAGCTGGAGGAAAAGTTTTAATTTCACTAGAAGTAACTAGATCATAATGGATTACATATCTCAACAAGATTTAGATGTAAGAATGCAATTGACTGGATGCAAGTTTGGTCAATTAACAAATGAATTTGCTGATAATCTAAAATACGGAAGAAAATGTATTGTAGAAAATCAGAGAAATTTAGTTTTGTTAAATGCTTATTTAGAATTGCTTGAATGTTATAAAGTTGCATTAATTATAGAAGAGCAGCTTAGTACTGGATCAATAACTCTTAGTTATGGTATATCAGCAACAATTTCTATTTCAATAGGTGATTTATTAATAACTTCACCTATGCCAATAGATAATTCAGAAGAAATTAATGATATTGTAAATTTATTTAATACAAATCAATCAGAAATTGTTGTTAATTCAGATAATGAAAATAATGATTTTACATTAAATTTCACTGGACCATGTACTAATAGTGTAATTGATATATTATATGATGATGGTAAAGAATCAACAACCTACACAGTAAATGTTGAAGGTGGAGTTTGTGCATCAACAACAGAATATAAGAATTGCATTACAGAAGAACAACTTGCATTAATGCTAGACAAGATTTCTAAATTAATAAACATATGCTTTCAACCATATGATTTTACATATACAGATTTACACACTTAATAAAATAATATAAAATGCCAATTACAGGGGATCAAACCAAAGTCTACGTTGCTAGGGTACTGCAAGCAAATTTAAATAGTTTTAAAGCTTTCTCTTATCAACAATTAACTCTTAGCAATTCAGTTCAAAATCTGACAATTCCAGATGGAGCTAAGTATGCTTTAATTACAGTTGAATCTACTATAGCAACAATATGTGGTAGATACTTAGAAACAAAACAAACAGCAGTTGCAATTGGACTTGGAATGCCATTTTCTGATGGAGCTGTGTTTGATATTACAGATGCTCAGAATTTAGCTGGATTTCAAGTTATACAAGAAGCTGCAGGAACACACAAGTTAAATATACAGTATTACAAATAAAACTGACATATAGCATCTTAATTCATATTAAAATATAATGTCAAGTAAAATTAATTATAAAAGAGTTTGGTCAACTTCTGATGCTGGATTAACATTCAGAGTCTCAACCCTTGAAAACAATGAATATAAAATCACATATTTTGAGTCAGTTAGCGCAGCAACGGGAACAATTACAAATCCAGCGCAATCAACAATCCTCCTTGACCAATTCTTTTCAGGAATTGACGCATATGTCAGCACAATTGTCAATGGTCAACCTACGGGCATTCTTCCACAAACAAGTGGTGGCGCTCCAGTGGATGTCTCCAGTTTTGATGCGTTGGGGAATTATACTCTTACTGGCACTCCAAGTGCTTTCCCTGTTGCTATAATTTATATATTAAAAATCAAATCAATATATTATTCTAATTTAAATATTGATAATATACTTGATCTTGAAGATTTTAATGCTGGAGGAGGAGGTATTTCTGGACTAACTACAAATGAATTAGTTTATGGAAATTCTGCTACATCTATTGCATCATTGCCAGTTGCAACATATCCATCATTAACTGAACTAAGTTATGCAAAAGGAGTTACACAAAGTATTCAACCATTACTAACAGATACAAGAATAAGAAAGGTATCAGTACAAAGTAACACCGATGCATCAACAAGTGCAACAACAGCAGAGACAGTATTAAAGACATTATTGATTCCTACATTAGGAGCAAATACTACGTTAAAAATAATGGCTCAATGTGGTAAGGTGGGAACGGGTTCAAATGCAGTTTTTAAAATGTACTATAATACAACACCTGATTTAAGTGGCTCACCAGTTCAGATTGCATTAAGTAACTTTATTGCAGCATCTTTATTTGCTCCATTCAATAGAGATATAACAAACAAAAATTCAGTAACTGCCAATTCAGTATTTCCTGCTACAGCATCTGCTGCTACCGAAGCATTATCTTCAACAGCGAG